GGCCGACAACCGACTGGTGCCGGCCAAATGACTTACCGGCGCCGACGCACGCCGCCAGGCTGACGGCAATGGCGGTTTTACCGGCGTTGCTCTTTCCTGTGATACCGTAGAGATAGCCGCGCAGCAGCACGCCCTCAATGGTGTATTCCGGCGGTTTGAACCCGGCAACGAAGGTTTCTCCGGTTTCTGCAATCAGCTTGGAAACTGGTGCGGATGCCTTCGGTGCAGAGCTGGTGCCTGACATGGGGTTTATCCATCCTGCCGACTGGGCGCGAGAAAATAAGGTTTTGATCGTCACGCCTGCGGCCCGATTGGTTGAAAACGACAACCATTTTGCCCGCTGCACCTTGTGGTCAAACTTCCCCGACCGGCCGGACCAGTCCACCCAGACTTGATATGCCAGATCGCCCAAGCCGGTCGCGTGTAGCGCCATGCCTGCCTCGATCCACTGGTGATAATCCTCGGCATCCAGCACTGTCAGCGCGTCTGCGGCCTCTGCGAGTTGTGCCGGCAGTGTGTAATTGCCTAAGTTTGGCGAGCTGGGCGCCGCACCCGCTTCCGCTGCCGGTTCCATCAACATGCGTTCGAGCCAGACAGGGGCGCGTGCCGGGGTGAATCCGGCCAGCAGATCCAGCCCGTCATCCCAAGCATACCGGCGCCCAGAATGATGGATGGATGGCTCGGCCACGATATAGCCGTTGGCCTTGACGTCAATCCCCTGCGCCAGCTTGCCACGGCAGCGTTTGACGGCCGCAGTGTCGATCCTGACTAGGTAGTGCCACCCGTTACCGCTGCGCTGCGTAGGAGTCTCTGGTAGGGCCCCGTTAGCCTGTATCAGCGCCTCCCAACTCAGGTGGCCGTTATTGCGCGTGTCCACATCTAGCGCCACGCATCCCGCGTCACCCATCGCCAGCCCGATATTGGCAGTCGGCCACTTAGACCACCAGCCGCGGATCGTCATTTCGTCGCTGCTGGCCTCGGTCGCCCCGTGTGCGGTCAGCGGATGTTTGCCAGGCGAGCGACAATCGGAATCGCCGCAAGTGCAGACGCCTTGCCGGATGCTGTTCAGTGGCAGCACACGGAATCCCCGCAGCGCGTATTTCAGTGCAGCATCCAGCAAGACCTTTGGATGCAGCTCGACTACAGAATCATTCTCAACCATGTCGCACCCCTATAATTCCTGCGTCCGATGATAAACCGGCCCCGCAATAACGCCGGATCCACTCGTTGACTTGCGCTTATATGTCTTGCGGCAGTCCTTGCACACAAAACTTTGCCCAGCGGCCCGTTCAATTGTCTGAAACCCCTTGCCGCCGCAGAAAGAACAGGTCATGTCCGGTGGGCGTATTACGTTTTTGACGTTCATCTTGCCACCCTTGTTCGATACTCGCACCAATCGCGCACAGTCCATATGCTGACATCGTAAAAAGCAGCGATGACCGAGTATGCCCTGCCAAACCGCTGCCGCTGGTGGCGGGCTTCCTGCACTATGCTGAATGGTATTTTTGCTTTGTGGTGCATGTTATTTCCTCCACTTGTTGAATTCTTTTGCCGATCCATGCCATCACTGGCACTGCCATGCTGTTGCCGAGTGCCTTGTAGCGCGGCCCATCAGCGGCTGGCTTGTTGCGGTACTGGACGAGCGTGTAATCGTCGGGGAAGCCCTGTAGCCTCTCGCACTCTCGCGGGGTCAGGCGGCGTACTTGCATGGCTTGCAAAAGCTTAGGTATGCGATTATCTTCGTCAGACGATGACAGTGTTGGCGCCAAGTGTTCGCTGTATCCGATGCTACGCGCGGCCGCGCTTTGGCCGCTTTTAAAAATCGCCACTGCCAGCGTCTGACATTTCGGCAGCGTAGGCGCGGTTCCGCGCTCCTGGTCGTAGCCTAACGTGGTCTGCGCGCCGCCTGCTTGATGGGCAAAGGCAACCGCGTGCTGACTCGCCTTGTCCAGCGTGTACATCGGCTCCCCACCTTCGCCAATGCCTAACCCGTTCTGCGACTTGCCGCGCAGCGCGTTCTGGATCGGCACCAACGGCGTCCCGCGCCCCGTCCCGTCCTCGCTAGCGTCGAAGCCTTCGCCACGCAAGGAGTGGGAAATCATCGGAACGAGTGCGCCTTCCTTGATATCACGCGCGCCAAGTGCCGTAAATGTGCGCGTCGTTAGCGTTCCCATAACCGGCAAAACGTGCCCGTTGACAACCGATTGATGGGTAAGTTTTTCTCCACCGCATTGCGTATCCAATGCCCCAGCTACGCCATAAGCGATAGCAGGTAACGGTCTGCCGCCACCGGTCGGCGAACCTTTCAGCAAAGGGCCAGTAGGGCCAGTAGGGCCATGACCGTTGTTCTCGTAATCAATCCCGCCGATCAATTCTTTTGTATCGTAGTCTGCGCCACCTGTTTTAAGGCTTGCTGTAACTGTTTTGGCAACTCTTTGCCCCGCTTCTCTGCGCGGCGCAATATGCCTTTGCAAGCTGTGGCGCTCAAAAAGAACCGCTGCGGCACGTTGCCAACCTCCAGCACATCCGACAACGAACACGCGTCTGCGCCGCTGGGGAACTCCAAAGTATTGAGCGTCAAGAATTCGGTAGGCGAACCCATACCCGAGTTGCCCCATCCCTCGAAGGAGGCTGGCAAAATCTCGTCCTCCGTTACTGGACAAGACGCCGGGCACGTTTTCCCAAACCAACCACTCGGGGCTATACTTTGCAGCAATGGCAAGATACGTAAGCATGAGGTTGCCACGCGGGTCTGCCAATCCTTTTCGGAGTCCTGCGACACTGAAAGATTGGCAGGGGGTTCCTCCAACGAGAACATTGACATTTGCATCTGGCCACTCCTTAAATTTAGTCATATCGCCCCAGTTAGGCACATCAGGATAATGGTGCGCCAATGCAGAACATGGGAATTTTTCAATCTCAGAAAAAGCAACAGGTTGCCAGCCTAAAGAATGCCAGCCTACTGTAGCCGCCTCAATCCCACTACAAACTGACAAATAATTCATTTCCCCGCCTTCCGGCGCCCTTTTTCCATCGCTTGGAATGCCTTGTCAGCAATGACAACGCGCCGACCGGCGAGGATAGTTGTGGCTATTTTTCCTTGATTTATCAGCGTTGTAGTCCATTGTCTGCTGACCTTTAGCCTCTTGGCAGCGTCTGTGACTGTGAGATACATTTGAACCCCCTTGTGGTTGATAACGTGTCGCCATCTTACATCAGATAAAAATAATTGCAATAATCTATTGACACGCTGTAAAGCCATGTCTATTATTCACACATCGCAGCAAAACAACCGACCAACCGAAAGGAAATATCATGACCTTACAAGAAGCCACTCAAATCTCAAAAGCTGCAAAAGCCAAAGGCTACGGCACGCGCATCATGGGCGGCAAAATGCAATTTATTGTTGTGTCTTACGCCACAAACGGCAAAGCCAAATTGATTGCAAAATCAGAATACGTCAGCCTTGATGACGCACTGGAAGTGCTCAACAATTTACCCGTAGCAAACTAACAACCGACCAACCGAAAGGATTTACATGTCACCAGAACCCTGCCTCTGCGGTGCCACAGACTGCCCCAAGTGCTACCGCAACGCCACAAGCCGCGAAGTGTCAGACGATGACCGCGCAGACGCACTTGATGACATAGTCGAGGAAGTGCTCGACACCGGCAAATTCCCGCAGCTCGGCCGCACTGAAGTCGATCTGTATGAATTTGTCACCGAGGAATTAGACAGCAGCTTTGCATACGAGCTGGTAGTCGCCGCCCTCGGCACCAACAAACCCGCCTTTGAAGCCCGCATCGAGCGCCTCTACGACCAAGTGCAGGCGATGCTCAAGAAACATCTGGAAGATTCGGATTGCGTTGATGAGATGGCGCAAGACATTTGTGACGATCGGAGTGAAAGATGAAACAGATTATTCTTGATTGTGTTTTAGGGTTGGTGACGTTCGCATCATTATGGATTTTTGTTGTTCTGTTGTTCTCATTAAATTAACGGAGGAATCATGGCAATTAACCTGCAGGCAATTTCCCGCAACACCAGCATCCAGCCACCGCGCATCATGGTCTACGGCCCGCATGGGTTGGGCAAGACGACCTTTGGCGCCAGCGCACCGAACCCGATATTCATTTTGACTGAGGATGGATTGGGGCGCCTTGAAGCGGATCACTTCCCGCTGGCGACTAGGTTCAGTGATGTTCAGGATGCCCTTAAAGCATTACAGGGCGAGCACGACTTCCAAACAGTCGTCATCGACAGCCTAGACTGGCTGGATAACCTGATCTGGGAACAGATCAACACGCAATACGAAGCCAAAGACCTTGCCTATGGCAAAGGCGCCGTAATCGCGGCCGACCTGTGGCGCAAAGTGTTAGACGATCTGACCGCCCTGCGTAGCAAAGGCATGGCGTCCATCCTGCTGGCGCACTGCGAGATCAAGCGTTTCGACAGCCCCGAAGTCGAGCCGTATGAGCGTTATCAACCCAAACTGCAAGCCCGCAGCAGCGCCCTGGTGCAGGAATGGTGCGATGTAGTTGGATTTGCCAATTACAAGACGATCGTCAAATCGTCAGATGTGGGCTTTAACAACAAGGTGAGCCGCGGCATCAGCACCGGCGAGCGCCTGCTTTACACGTCCGAAAAACCCGCTTATCTCGCAAAGAATCGTTACAGCCTGCCGGACAGCCTGCCGCTTGATTGGTCGGCCCTAGCAGATGCAATGACAACCGCAGCACCCAACCAAACCAAAGGAAAATAACATGGCCTCACTTAATTTCAATGCTGCAAACATCGAGCCGCAACAGTCGTTTGACGCCCTGCCCGCCGGTCGCTTCGAAGTGATCATCACGGATTCGGAGATGAAGGAAACAAAAGCAGGCACCGGCGAGTATCTGATGCTCACAATGGAAGTGATCGGCGACACCAAGCACAGCGGCCGGAAACTGTGGACGAGACTTAACCTGGTCAACCCCAACGCGACCGCGGTCCAGATCGCCGAGCGCGAGCTGTCGGCCATTTGTCACTGTGTCGGCATTATGGAACCTGGCGACAGCGAGGAATTGCACAACATTCCCCTCACGGTTGATGTGGTGCAGGAGCTGAACCCGCAGTCAGGCCAGATGACCAACCGCATCAAGGGTTATTCGACGGCCACAGGCGCACCGGCGCCTAAAGCTAAACCGGCAGTACCGGCCGCTTTTGCCACTGGCAAGGTTGCGGCAGCTGCCCCCTGGTCGAAGAAGTAATCACAAGCTGGGGCGGCAACGCCCCGGCGTTACGGAGGAATCATGGCAGAATTACCAGAACCGCAGAACAGCACCAGATCCGCAATATTCCGGCACTACGAACAGACAGCCGACCGGCAGGGGCGCCCGCATCTCGGCGCATCTGAGATCGGCCACGAGTGTGATCGTTACCTGTGGCTGTCTTTCCGCTGGGCAAAACCGGCCGACTTTGACGGCCGGATGCTCAGGTTATTTGACACCGGCAACCACCAGGAACCGCGCCTGATCGCCGACTTGAGAAACATCGGCGTTGAGGTGTGGGATAAGGATGCAGACGGCAACCAGTGGCGTTACAAGGCGGTGGGCGGCCACTTTGCCGGCAGTCTTGACGGTGTTGGGCTGGGTTTGCCGGAAGCGCCCAAAACGCCGCATTTGCTCGAATTTAAGACCGCAAACGCCAAGAGCTTTGCCGCGATGGTGAAAAATGGGGTAAAGAAGTCCAAGCCGCAGCACTACGTGCAGATGCAAGTATACATGGGCTGGGCTGGCCTCACTCGCGCCATGTATCTGATGGTCAACAAAGACACCGACGAGATCCACGCCGAGCGCATCGAATTCGACAGAGATGCATTTGACCAGGCTATCCAGCGAGCCGAGCGCATCATCACGGCGCCGGAACCCGCGGTGACGCTGGCAGACGATGCCACGAATTTCACCTGCAAGTTTTGCCGCTTTAAATCGCAATGTTACGAAACGGAAGCGCCCGACGTGAGCTGCCGAACCTGCGCCCACAGCACCCCTGAGATTGACGGAGAAGCCCGCTGGTCGTGTGCACAGGCTAAACCTGATATGGACGTAGCCGCCCAGCGTGCCGGATGCGGTGAGCACCGCCACATTCCTACCTTGCTCGGCCGGTTTGCGGAATTGATGGATGCGACCAGCAATAACTTGCTGACCTACCGCAACAAGATCACCGGCGCCGAGTTTGCCCAGCCGGTTTATACCAGTTTGGATATAACCAACCTTGCCGACAAATCCCTGCTGGGAGACTTTGCCTTGACTGCCATCAAAACCGAGTTTGATTGCGACATTACGCAGTCACAGCCGGTTGACCATTTCAAAGATCTGGTCGACGATCTGCCGTGGGAAAAAAAAGAAAAAGAAAAGTCCAAAAAAGCAAAAGGGGTGAAAAAATGAGCCGCGATGCCTTTGACGAAATAGAACGCCAGTTTAGCCAAGACTTGGACCGCTGGGAAACAGCCCGAGAGCAGCGCCAGAAACGCCAGATCGTTATTTTGCCCTGCCCATTCTGCGGTAATGAGGATGTCTTGGTCGACGAGGTTAAACCCAATGTGATCGCAATTTGCTGCGAGGAATGCCAGATGATCGGCCCCCACGCCGACCTAGACCAGCCCCTTGAGGTTGCCATCCAACGTTGGAACGAAAGGAAATCATGAACGACAAACTGGAAGCCGCCATAGCCTACCTGCGCGAGCGCAAGATCTACATCATCGAATACCCTTTTATCCCGACTAATGTGGCAAAAACCGACGTTGCCGCTACGATCCGGCGTTACAAGCAGCAGGTGCAGGGAGTGCCTGCCATCAAGCAGGTGCGGAAATGATTGCCCCGGTGTGCCAGAGCTGCCGCCGTGAGGCCGGTTACAAGCTGGTCAAAATCACCAGAGGCACGCGCCGGATTTGGAAGTGCAAGTCGTGCCTTGAGCGCAAGAGCGTATCTTTTCTGGCGGTGAAAGATCGGAGGATTTATGGGTAACTGGAATGATTACGACGAAGGGTATTCAGAAGGATTTGCCGACTGCGGCAGGATCGGCTTAATAATTGTTGTGCTGGTCATCATCTGCACAGTGCTGGTGATGCGATGACTGACAAACTGAGAGCCGCCGCAAAAGCGGCATTGAAATTGCTGGACGATGATGACCGCGATTGTGCATTTGCCGCAGGTATTCTTAGAGCCGCGCTTGCGGAACCAGCTATTAAGGAATCCTTAACAGTTGCGGAACGGAAGCCGGTGCCGGAGTTTGAGTTGATTGAAAAATGGGAGGGTGAATGATGACTGACAAACTGAGAGAGGCCGCGCAATCTGCGTTGGAATGGTTAAGAATTTCTTAACAGTTGGCTGTTAAGTCATCATCCCCTCTGCCGCATCCTGGACATGAGCAACCCGATTAAGCCACCCCTTGCCGAACACGCCAAACGTCGGCAGGGATTGGTAAAACGCTTCTTTGCCCAGGCTGAAGGCTTCCAGCAGCTCGACGGGATCGGCAGCGGTCGCAGCAGCGATCGTGGCCCTGCCGATAGCACCATCAGCAGTGACGCCTAGCGCCGCCTGTAAGAGCTTTGCGGCCCTGCCGCTGCCCATGTTCACGGCAGCGTCGAATACGGCGTAGTCAACACCGCGAATTAAATCCGAACAGTGGCAGGCATCCCAATATTGCGCCTTGTATAACGGCGCCACCAATTCCGGTGTCAACGCCCGCATTTCGGCCTCATCGACGGGGTGTTTTACCCACGCTTCCCAGACCTTTTTTGTCACTCCAAGCATAGTCATTTGCCCAGGATCAGCCGGGTGATTTGAAAATCCACCTTCTGACTTCAGGACTAACGCCAGTGACGCGGGGAAGTTACTTAGCATCATCGCCCTCGTTTGCGTTTGAGAATTTTATACCTGCCAGCAGACCGATGAACCCGCCGACAATCGTTTGAAACGCTGGCCCGAGCAGCGCAAATATATCGTCGTTGTTTACGTCTTTATCAAACAGACCGTAGCACAGCGCAAACACCATGCCGCCGATGACCACGCACAACGTAAAACTGACCATTGTGGTAACAATAAAGGTTAGCTTGTCTTTCATTTTCTGGCCTTCATATCCATGATCTTTTCAAGCGTTCTACCGCCAAAATAAAAAGACATAATTAGCATTCCCCACTGACCGAGCAGTTGCACGTAGCTCTCATTAACGTCGATCTTAGCCGCTGACAGTCCGGCAAACGTGAAATAGCCGATGAGGATGGCAATCAGCGTCATCGGTCGGATGTTCTTGGATAGCCACGAATCGCTGCCCATGTCGGCCTTGAGGCGCTCGGTCAGCTCATGTTGTTCGGCTACATCGGCGTTGAGCTGCGCCAGCTCGCCATTCTGTTGCATCTCCAGCAGTTTCAGTTTGGCCTGTTCAGCTTGGGCCGGATCGGGGAAAAACTTATCGACGAGCTTGCTGCCGATGTCTAGGATTGCGCCGAGGGGAAGCATTATTTGCTCGGCACATTGCCGCCAACAGGGTTTGCCGCCCCGACCGGCGCTGCGGTGAACGAAGTGCTGCCCACAGGCACATGGCCGTTATTCCACGGCGACTCGTTGATCGGGCCGTAGCAGTTGGCGAGCTGCACGTTGTTGACCTTCTTGGCCTGTTTGTCGCAGAGGAATGACCACTGGTTACTCATGCCGCCACCGGCCTCGGTCGTGGTGACGAACGTCCTGGGCGTCATGGTGACGACCGCCCAGCTTGGCGCCTGGGGGTATTCGGTGACCGTCGAGAACAGCGACCAGACCTTACCCGGCGGTGCTTTGCAACTGCCCTTCATCAAGTCGGAATTGGCGATCGATTTGCCGGTCAACACTGGACAGACCGCCATGCCCTCTTGAAACTCCTTACCATCGACGCGGATTGTTTTGCCGGTCGGCACGCTGGCCGACGCCGCACACAAGGCAAACTCGCCATTACAGATCATTAAATTGACGCCGCCCGCGAGCGCGTTTGTTGATAGCAAAGCCAACAGAATTAGCGTTTTCATTTGTCGCCCCTTTTGTTCCAAAGCTCAAACAGCGTTCTAATTTTTTCTTCCAGCACAGCCACGCGCAGGTCGATCTTGGATAAAACAATAATGAGCGTGATTAACGCAAAAAGAATCGGCCATGCTTTTACGAGCAGGTCGAAGGTGTCCATCATCCAGCTTTCGTTACCAAGTGCAGCAGCAACATAATGATGGCACCAGCCGCAGTAATGCCGATCATCTCAATGCGTTTTAATCTGGCGTTGATGCTGTCGTAGCGCAGATCGCACACCGCTTCGTGCGAGGTCAAACGAACGTCGAGTTCGATAGAAGTTGCCATTATTTGCCGATGTCCTTAAGTTTGGTTCCTGCGCCGACTTCTAATGCTTTCTTTGATTCTGCAGCAGATGCTCGACGTGCTCGCATCTCCATAAGACTGGTGCCTAATTGCACGTATGGCACAGCAATATTTAATCCTTGCTCAACAACTTTACCACTTAATTGTTTTGCTCTTTCTGCTAATGCGCCGACAAGCGTATTGGAGTTATTGACAAATGCACCACGAGGTTGCGCTTGTGTGTATCTGGCAACATTGCCCAAACTTTTTAAATGTGTTTTTGCTTCTGTATTAAATATTTCGTTTAAATTGTTTGTTGCATCAAGTTGTTTTAATGCTTTGTTATATCCGGCTTGTGAAAAATTGCCAGTTTCATCAACAATGCCTGCTTTATCTTTTAACCAGTTTATAGTTCCAGCCGCCATATGTTGATGAGCTTCTGAATTGCGGCCAAGATGATCGGCCATTGTTTTTATATTTTTGTTTACGCCATTAATCACAAACTTGTTTATAAATTTATCTGCTGAAACAGTATCATCAACAGCAGCTTTATAAGCAGGATCTTTTCTCAACATATCAAAACGTTGTTTTGCAAGATTTCTAGCATTGTCTGCAATTGTTTTTAAATTAGTTGCAGCGCCTTCTGGCATTGGTAAATCTTCTAACGCCTTACGGACTAGACTAGATGCCATTGCAGCATTGCCATCTTCTGCTCGTTCTGCCTTTCGAATTTCTGATGCCAAATTGGTTCTAAGTGATTCAAACTGCTCAAACGTCATTTGTTCGCCAGCTTTGAAACGATCTAATTGAGCTTTAATTGAAGATGGCAAAAATTCTGTTTTTAATTTTTTACGCAGCATTGTTTCTGCATTAGTTGCAAGGGTTTTGCCATCAACAGGAAATTGACCGCCGTTTGCATCTTCCAATGCTTTATAAGCAGTTCTTATGTCTGTGTTTCTTGCATCATCAATTTTTTTATAAGAATCTATGATGCTCTGGCTGTTTTCAATAGTTTTTGTGCCATAAACATCAGGTGCCGCGGTTTCACGAATAGCGCCAAGATTTTCAACCAGTTGATTGTTTTGCTCATTGAATCGTTGAGCAAGTGCAGGATCTTGACCGCGGCGGTTTTGTTCGTTTGACAATTTCACAATATCGCCAGTGGCTTGACCTTCTGTTAGTCTGACCGGAATAGGCAAACTATCGGCCTCGATGTGGCGTTGCAAAGTCGGCACATTAACTTTGTTTACAGGAATATTTTTAATTGATTCCCGCAGTTCTGGCGTTGCTACGCTTAGAGCTTGCGAAATGATCGCTTCATTAGGCGCCGCAGCTGCGCCTGCGCTGACCATACCGGTTGAAGGTTGACCCTCAACAACCACAGGCGCTCGTTTCTGTGCAAACTGATCGGCCAGCTGCTGGCGCGTAGTGGCCACATCCTGCACAAATTCGATTGCGCCTTTGCCGGCCTGCGTTGCGAGCTTGGCGCCAGCACGCGCACCGCCTGGCACCGCCAGTGATGCCGTTTGCATCATGTTTTCAACGTCAGACAACGGCGCACCCGTCTTTTCAGAGATCCACTGAGCGCCCTTGCTCATGTTCTCGCTAACAAAATTCATCAAACGGGTTGTTGCCTCGCCGGTATAGCCGGGTTCTTGGGTAATGCCGGCAGCGCGACCGATCACGTTCTGATACGGTTCGGTGATCTTTTTCTGTATTTCCTGTGCGCCTTCTGGCGTTGTAAATGGTCGAGCAACCGCATAAGCGGCCTGCCCAACGGCAGCAGGAACAGCGCCAATTGCAATATCCGCGAGCGCAGCAGTAGGCTGCAAAATCTTCTTAGCAATATCGCCGACCGATAACTTCTCTGTGGTGTATCCGGTATCCTGCACGCGCTGGCGTATTTTCGCGCCCTGCCTTGCGATCATCGGATTGACGGCCATGCCAGTCTGCGCTTCTGCAAGTTGTTGTTCTTCACTTTTGGCTGTCGGCACAGCAATCGCCGAAGCTGCTTTAGGCGCAGCTGTGGTCGGCGTAGATTCCCACAGATCCGCAAGCGTGTTGCCTGCTGGCGTTGCCATTGTTGTGGGCGCCGATACCGGCGCAGACGTTCTGCCGCCCATTTCGCGGTTTAAGCTGTCAATATTCGATTGCGCCAGCTGACGAGTTTCCGGCGTTGTGGCGCTGGCAAGTGCCGCTTGATTTTGTGCCAGTTCTTGCCCAAGTATTTTTTGCCGACCAGCATCACGCGTGCGTTGCACTTCTGGTGTAACGACAGGAAAACCAGCCGCCCGCACAGGTGCAGGCGCCGCTGGCGCTTCGCCCCACAATTCAGCAAGAGTCGCCATTATCTGAGTATCCCTAAAGCGCGTGCTGCTTGTATTTTATCGCTCAATTCCTTGATAGCCGCCGGCGACATAGATGCCTTGAGTTTGGCCACCGAGTCGGGCGTCATTTCTTGGAACAACCGAGGATCTGCAACATTATCAAATTGCAGTTTGCGTTTTTGATATTCTTGGGCATCAGTGGTGAATGGCTGCAAATACTGCTGTTTTGCCAGTTTCATTTTTTCAATGCCAATTAGCTGATCGGCAATTTTCTTGATTGATTCTTCATTGAGTTTTTTGTTTGGGTTTGCCGCTTCAGCAAGTGATCGAGCCGCATCGGTATTGCCGCCAGCAAGTGCCAACAGATTGGCATTTTTTGCCAGTTGCTCGGTTGCCGTTTGTTCTGCGGTATAAGCATCAATTCCAACCAAACGAGCTATGCCTGCTGCCAATTCTTTGCGCGTGCCACCAACGCCTGTAAATGCTTCTGACGAGTATTTTTTAATGTCTTGAAAAAGACCAATTCTAGATTGTGCGGTTGATGCGTCTTGAACGGTTTGAACCCAGTCAGGACCGACAACATTGCCGGTTGCCGTAAGCATTGCCTGCTGTGGTGCGCCAACAGCGGAGATCACTGGTTTAGGCGCCACAACAGGTGCGCTTGTTTGTGGTGAAAATGGTTTGCCAAGATAAGTTTGTTCGCCCGTTGCTCTATCTACAGTCGGAGTTGCCGGCGGCAACGAAAGCGCAGTTCCTTCGCCGACTTGCGTGCCAGGCGGTTGCACTGCGAGATATGGGCTGCCCATTGTGAACGGCGCAATACCGCCGCCAACGTTTTGCATTGCTGCAGATGGAAACAGTTTTTCTAATTGTGATTCTGCTGTTAAAGCATTTGTTGCATGACGAGCAATAAATGCTTTCAATTGTAATGTTGTTGCGTTACGTGGAATTTCAGAAATTGCTTGATTGATAGCAGCATCAGAACCGCCAGCATTTTTTATAACTTTTGTAATACTATCTGTCACATCTTGAGAAGTTAAATTTTCTCTATTTAAAAGTTTTAATGCTTCTCTACTGGCATTTCCTTGTTGCAATCTTAAATTTTCAAGTTGTGCGGTGCTCATTTGTGCAGCAGCAGTTCCTGCTTCGCTGATTGGTCTTTGAGTTGCGGCTTGTTCAGTGCCTTTTGCAATACGCGTTGCAATCTCGCCACGTTCAATTTCAAGCGGCGTTAATGCTTGAATACGTTGCAATTCAGTTTGCGCCTGTTGCACTGCCAGAGGGTTAATCTGCTGCGCCTGCTGATAGGCTTGGGCGCCGCGAGCAACGCCGATCATGTCAGCCAGCGAGGTTTGCGGCACTGGTCGAATGCCAGCCGCTGCGGGAGTAAATGAGAAGTCAGCCATTTTGAATTCCTAATCAAGCAAGAAAGTTTGACCCATTTGGCCGCCATAATAGCCAGTTCCAGCGCCACCGCCATACAACGGGCTTTGACTGCCCATAATGCTAGAACCGCCGCCAACACTGCCAAATTGATTTACATTGCCACCGCCACCCCCTAGCAGGCTTGCCAGTGTGCCTGCGCTGCCAATGCCCTGCAACCCGCCTGCATACGCATTAGCCGCCCCGACCTGACCGGCGCCTATAGCACCCGCGGCGCCTACACCGAGTTGGCCCATTGCATTTGCTGCGTTCGTGCCTGCCGTATTCGCTTGCGTCTGCCCAGCCTGACCGATACCGGCAATGCCGGCCAGCCGGTTGTAGATGTTGCTCTGTTGCGCTGAGAAGTTGTTGAATGCCTGCTGTGCGCCTGTTTTGGCGTAATCCTCAGCAAACTTGGTTTGTGCGAGATTAACGTTAGAGCCGCCGCCACCGACATTCATCGCCTGACCAGTGGCGCCTAGACCCTGCTCGCGCATGAATTGATACGACGGATCTAGGTTTGCGATCAGATCCGCAGAGGTGAATGGCTTGGTCAGGTAGCCAGTGCCAGTCATTGAACCGATTGGATTGCCCTGGGCATCGTATTGCATCTGCTGACCCGGCAACATGCCGCTGATTGTATTCAGCGCCCCATATCCAACGCCGCGGTAGGGCGCCTGCTGTGCGTTGATCGTGTTAAACATCGCCAGTTGTTGAGCAGATGCTTGATTTGCTGCATTTGCTTGCAGCTGTGCCGACTGTGTAGCTGCATCTGCTTGGTTTTGACTGCCCATGTACCCTAAAACTGCTGCCCCGCCGATTGCTGCAGTAACAGGATCGCGCCGTTCGCCATAAGCTGCGCCGCCGGTAGGATCGCCGACCGGATATTCAGACGCCATTGCCCGAGATTGCGCTCGGCTAAAATAAATCTTATCTTCATCAAAAGACATTCTTGGCTTATACATAATTGCACCTTTCACATTTCATATGAACCAGACCGCCATTGATTTCAGTTGTGACAAATCCTAGCCGTTGGCAGAAATTCAAACCTTTTTCATTTTTTGAATCAATAATTGTTATTGCTGAACCAAATTGATTAATGATATTTGCCAGAGTTTTACGAATATGTCGAATAATTGATGCTGTTGGTTTCTTTCCATATCCAACATGAATTTCATTTTTCTTTAAAATGACCGCACCAATTATTTCATTTTTCTGCTCTAAAGGCACAACATCCCAATCTTTTAAAGCATTTTCAAATGAATCAAAACTCATATCAACACGCGTTTTAACAGACTCATACAGCATCTTCATAGCCTGTTTTCGATTATCTGAGTTCATTTCTGCGAGATAGGCTGCGTCGTAATAAGCCGCAAGATCAGCACCGCCACCGAGATGACCATGCCGACGACCATCTGCTGCACTGGCGTGATCGGCAGCAGCGCGACATAGCCCTGCACGACCGACAGCACCGCGATCAGGATGGCGAACCAGACAGTCTTGGATTTGAGCAGTTGGATTATCATGTTTACATACTCCTAATTGTTTTATTCATATGTTAGGTTGCGTTTGCATCTGCGATCCAAGCTGAACCACTATATCTCCAGCCACTAGGTGAGCCAGAAGCAGCGGTAATAATGTCATGCCTAGCACCCTTTTGAAATGCCCCACTATTTGGCGCGGCGTTAAATATTGCTGTTACCGTTCCTGATACGGTGGTGTTGACAATTCTGCAATTGTTTGTTGCGCCCCCAACAAGGTTTCCTACAATCGTTGAGTTTTTTATACTTGGAGATATTGCCGTTGTTCCGGCTAAGGTGACATTGCCGGTATAAGTCACACCATCCCATTCAATACCAATGTCTGACCAGGTTGCGCTTCCCGCAATTGTTGTGTTGTTTGCAATCATGTACCCGAGGATTGACCCAAGTGCTGCAATGGTGCAGCCGTTGAATACACCGCAAGCAAACGCGCTGTCTCTGGTCAAAGTGCCAATATTGGTTCCGTAGAATTGGGTGTTAAATGCGTTGGCATTGCTAGCTGACGGTTGAAATTGCAAAGTCAATGTTCCTGCATACCCTCCAGTAACTACTGTTTTGCCAGCATTCCCAAGATTTAATTCGTTGCAATACGAATTTACAATAGACACTGAGCCTGTTGAATTAACATTGACTGTAAATTTTCCCGTGGTAATAGGGGTGATGAATGTAACTGGCAGGCTACTTGTTGCAGCATTAACCAGCACATCATTGTTTGTTTCACAGCGGAAGTTTGTAATCGTGCAACCGCTATTTTCAAAATAAACAGTACCATTACTTGCGGTTAGAAAATCACAACGAATAGCGTTGTAGGTGCAGCTTTGCCCACCAAATACTGACGCTTGCGTTGTAGTAGTGGAATTAATCCGTTCATTGTGGATGTGGTTAAACACGCAATGAAATGTATTTGGGTTGATGTAGATTGCCTTTTGAATTGCAGTCTCCACTTGAATGTGATTAAACACACACTCGTTTGTTGTGTTGCCTGTGCTGTTTGTTACGTAGAAAGCATACGTACTGGCATTTCCCGATCCAGTGATATTGATGCTATCAAATGTGCAATCAAAAGTATCAATCACTTTAATCGCAAACCCATCAAAATCCACTGCGGAAAGGTATTCAAATCTTGACAGAATCATTACATCCGTTTCCGACCCAATCTGAATCCCGTTCAATGTGTTATTTGCACCATTGAGATACAAGGAACATCGAGTGAGAGTTCCATTGATTAGGACTGCGGTGTACCCTGTTCCAGTGGGGTAAATCACTGAACCCGCTGATTCAGACACGATGCTGCCAGCACCATTCCAGACTAGTTGGGAAGTAATGGTATACCACCCATCAGGATGAAACGCTTCAAATCCATTATCTGTGCAATAGCTCCAACAGGCTTGGATCGCCGCAGTTACATCATTTGCTGTGTGGGCTTGTACTGCTGCAATTTGAGCAGCGGTCATAAAGTCAAAAACACTTACTGATTGACGCAATTTAGCTTGCACTGTGGTGGCTACTGCACCAGAACCACCGCCAATGTATCCCACCAACGCCGACCCTCCAGAAGCAGCAAGCGATGCGGAGTCTGCCGCTGGCGCAATATTGTCGTAAGACGCAATTTGAGTGCCAACAGATGTTTTAAGCAAAAATTTATACAACAGTGTTGAGGTCAACCAAATTTCATTGGGCACGCGGCCAGCCGAATCCAACACAATCGGGTTTGAATTAGCAATGTTCCCCGCACTGGTGGTGTAGGTTGTCTGCGGCGTTGTCGTGCCAGCAGCATAGGTATAGAGCAATCCCCCCGCCAAAGGCACCCCGTTGTTATCAAAGAATTGCCATCCAGCACCGGCGAAAAGAGAAAGATTTACGCTCATAATTACTCCATCAAGTGTTAATTTTACGCGCCGCCGAAAGCCAAAATTTGATAGCCTTTTGAAGCGCCCAAATTGCTAAATATAAACGGGCCATCTCCGGCGGCATTTAATGCCAATCCTTCTTTGCTAGCGGCGTTGTACGTTGTAGACCAATTTGCACCCGTTGACGCAAGTATTGAGTATCCTGCACTTGGCACAAAACTCGTATAAGCAAAAATTGCGTAAGTGAAATCGGTTGTGTTTGTGACAATATACAAACCGCCTTGATACGTTCCACCGCTACCCGCCACTTGATTGTTTAGCGTGACAGTTGATGTTCGTATACCACCAAATACTGTTGCCGACATTGGCACCGCATTTGTAGAGCTGCCGCCGGTAAGCGTAGTCGATTTTAATATTGTGGTAAATGTTCCATTGGCCGGTGTTGTAGCCCCCACCGTTCCATTGATGTTAATGCTTGCAGTGCCGGTCAGGTTTGTGACGGTGCCGCTGGACGGTGTGCCGAGAGCGCCGCCGTTGACCACAAATGCGCCAGCCGTTCCGGTGTTCACGCCGAGCGCAGTGACAACGCCCGTTCCAGTTGTGGTTGTGGCTGGTGCTGCCCCCGCGCCGCCGCCGACCACCAGCGCACTGGCCGTGAGCGCAGCAGAGGTTGCCCAGGTTGTAGCACTTGAGAAGTAAGGGATACCGCCAGACGTGCCTGCAACCGTCAAGGCCAGCGTGCCTGAGCTGGTGATCGGCGAACCCGCAACCGAAATCAAGCCGCCGGTAAAAGACTGCGCCACGCTGGTGACTGACCCGCTGCCCTTACCGTTAAACGTATTCCAATCGGTGCTGGTCAGGTAACCATTAACGCTCGTCGTTGCAGCCGCCATTGAAATCGCTGGCGTTGTGCCGCCCGAGCTGACGACCGGCGCAGTGCCGGTCACGCTGGTGACGGTGCCGCCAGATCCGGTCGCTGACAAAGTGCCGCCAGCAAAGGATACGCCTGTGCCAATCGTGACGTTGGAGAACCCACCCGAACCGTTGCCATAGAGGATTGAGGTGCCGCTGGTTGCCGGGGCGTAGTCTGTGCCGCTGGTGGCTGCGCTGATTGCGGTGCCGTTGCCTTTGAGCAGGCCGGTGATGGTCGTAGACAATGTTAAAGCAGGCGTCGCACCGCCAGAGCTAGATCCAGCCAGGCCATTTGCGGAAACAACAGAAACCGCCGTTACCGTTCCAGATGCACCCGTCAAAGTGCCGCCAGAAAGCGTCAGGCCGCCCGCCACGCTGATTTCCTCAGCTGCTCCAGTGGATGCTGTTGTGCGCCCCAAAAGTCGCGCTGTGGCCATCGTGAGGCCGTTTGCGCTGGCATAGGCACTCGGCGCCACGTAGTCAGTCGCCGCGGTTGCCG